CTTCTGTTTTAATTCTTAACTCTTGAACTTTAACTTCTTCTATAACCTGATCAACTTCTTTAACTAATTCGGCTGCTGCTTCTTTAGCTTCTTCAACTACCGCAGTTTCAAACTTCTTAACTTCTTCTGCAATCTTTTCTTTTTCAACATCAACAACAGGTTCTAATGAAGGAACTGGAGCTGGTTTAATTTCTCTTTCCGCTCTAATTTTTTCAATGACTTCTTCAGTTTCTTTTTTTACGTTATCTTCTTGGATTACAACTTCTTTTTTACGAGTTGATTTCCAAATAATAACACCTAATATAACAAATAAAATAAATCCAAATACAAAATGTTCCATCATTTCTCTCCAGTATATTTTTTCATATTTCCGTTTGGTTCGACATGAAATGCAATAAATTTAACGTTAGGGTATTCTTTTTTCATATTTAGCAATGCTTGTAAATTAGTTTTACTGTCATCATACATGATAACTTTTTTATGACTATTCTTATCAATATACTGTTTGATAATTTTTACTTTCTTATCAGCTGGTAATCCCTTACTAGTATCATTACCTGCTCTGTGAACATGTATATTATCGATATCAACACCTTGTTTCCTAAACGTATCTAGGAACGTATCTTTATCATCAAAATCAGCACGTGCTGTATTAATAATAACTTTACTGTTAGGACGCTTGTTTAAATTTTTCTGAATCTTATTAACTCTATTAATCATCGGTTTAATAGGTTTAGACTCATCATGAAATTTCTTAGCGTTTTTAAACTCTTTATAGTCGTAAGTTTGTCCTGGCTTCAGTTTGTGTCTATTATATTCTGAGTTAGACAAATAACGAACTATCTTACCTTCTTTATTCCTTACACGTATACGTGCTGTTGTGTGAAACATAGTATCATCAATATCAACAACGTGTAACGTACCTTTTTTAGCTTCTTCAATATACTGTTTGAATGTTAGCAGTGCCATTTTCTAAGAGCCTTATTGATTCTTGAATCAGGATTATGAGCTGTTTTTGCTGAGGTTAATCTTTTCTTCATTCCGCCCATACGAGCACAGAACGACTTACGACGGTTAGCTGACTTAGAACCTTTCTTTAGCTTTGAAGGTTCTGTTGTTACAGCTGTTTTTAGTTTACTTCCTGGATGCTCACGACGATAAGCATTTACTCCAGCCTTCGTCATTCCACCATTTGGATTTTTATATTTTGAAGCAGACCAATCTTCTACGATAAAATCTTTGAAACGAATCATTTGCCGCCTCCACCAGAGCTGCTACTTTTACCTGGATATTCCATATGAATTTTACCATCAATTTCACGAACAGGTTTTTTACCGATGGAATGTTTGTTGCCAGCAGCATCTCTAACTGCTAATTCTTTAACAACTCTTTTTACTGTTTGAGTTTTCGAATACCCAGGAGTCATTTCCTTGTAAGTATTTGTTAAAGCATCAGTACCTACAAATCGGCTAGCTGGATCTTCCATATTTTTTGAAGTTGGTTCGGATCCAGTATATTCTTCTTTGTTTTGTGAATGTTTTAAATCGTAATTTGATGGTGCGCCTTTTGAGCCAGGCTTACGCATATGTTCTCCAGAACCATGAGCGATACGTTTACGTTTTGCCCAAATATTATCCCAGAGTCCACGTTTTTCTACTAGATCGTTATCCATAGAAGCAGCTGCTCCTCCTGCAATAAATGAGTTAACTCTATTATACGCTGACTGTTCTGTTAAGTCAACTGAATAACCTCTCTCGTATACTTCTTTCAAAGTATCGAAAGGTATGCCTGATTGTTCTGATTTCTTATAAAGGGAAATTATCTGTTTGCCAGACAGGGCTACGGCACCCCTGTTTTGCTCGCAAATTGCTAGCTGAGGACTAGATAGGAGACTGGTATCTTCATTTAACATATGGTGTTTCCCGTGGGCTTAACCAAGAACTTGCAGGATTGCCGTAGCTTTCTGCTGACTTGTTATTTATAGAACTTTCTTTTTTGGAGCAGCTACTATTTTCTTAACAGTTTTAACTGTTTTTGATGCTGCTTTTTGTTTTTGTTCAACTTCTTTAATATGCTGGCGACGTTCAATCTCTTTACGAGCTTTCAGCCCGATAGGATCTTTACGCTTGGCATGATTTAATAGAGCTCTGATAGGTGTTTCTGGACCAATCTTAATATCCATACCCTGACGTACATCCTGATACATTTCTCTAGCATGTTCTTCTGGCACATCAGGATGCATCCCTGCTTTAAATTCGCTATAGCGTCCGTTGATAGCATGACCACGCATTTTAGTAGCTGACATACCACGACGTTTCTTTTCCTCACGAGCTTTCTTCTGCTCTGGGGTCTCGTCTTTAGATGGCTTTTCGTCTGGCTCTTCTACATCAGAATCCATATCACGTTGACCAGCCGAAACTACATCAATTTTAGAAAAGTTAAATTCTTTACCATTATACTTATCGAGTAGTTTCTGCATTTCTTCTACACGATCAGATCCAACAACAAGAACAAGATGCTTATGACCTTTCTTGTTTAAATTTTTAACGTGCTGAATAATGGTAGGAGCGTCTTCATCCGCTAACATAATATTAGCACCAGGGAACATACGTTTAGCGTGCTTAAGTTTCTGTTCTGGTGATAACGGATTCTTTTCTGGATCCTGTGAACGTGAAAGAGCAATAGAAGCTGGGGCTTTCATTTCTTTTGCAAGATCTGTAACTTTACCGACAACAGCTCCATGGCCAGCATGAGTTGGTGGGTTCATTCTACCGAAAGATGTAACAACTGGATTAAGATCTTCGGCTGCTGCCTCTTCCTCTTTACCAGCTTTCTGGAATGCACCACCAGCAAAATTCAAACGACTAAACTCGGCACGATCAACTAACTTAGTTGGACGACCCCCACGAATAGCAACGAAACCTTCTGGCTTAACTTCTTTTCCACCAACAGTAGTTTTAAATCCAGTTTTAACTGTGTTAGATAAAGCAACGGTTAATGTATCTTTTGCTTGCTGTAAGCACTTATGCATTCTAAACAGATTATTGAACTGCTCCATATGATTTCTAACATGAGCGGTTATGGCATCAGCTGCAGCTTTCTTTTTAGCTTTACCATCAGCAGATTTTGCTTTATCAATTTCTTTCTGACCTCTTGTCTTTACAAAAGAAAGATATCCCTTACCATCAGGTATAGTTCCATCTCTTACGCAAGCATTGATATACGTTTTCATTGTAAGGTCGTGGCCATCAACCACATTGAAAATATCTTCATCCATGTTAGAATAGATATCTAATGCTTGCTGTATTTCTGCTTCGTACTTTTTCTTTTCAATTGGTCTTATATTAGCGCCTGAAATTTCAGGATTAACCATATGAACATCAGGGTTGCGTCTAAATGCACTCTGATCAACATCAAAGCTAACCTTAGCATCAGCTAATGTTTTACCAGTATATCTAGAGTGAACAACAACACCAAGATTTGCTACTTCTGCACTACGTGTTTGTTCTGGATCATCAGTTGTATATGTGATGGTGTTAGGCGTAAAGCTATATGATCCATCTTTATTCTTGACTAGATCATCCTTGGTGTACATTAAGTCGCCCTGGAAAACACCACCAGTTCTTGGCATGATTTTTGGAAGTTCTCTGAGTGCTTCTTTCAACTTAGCCACTAGACCAGGAGCATGACCATGGTTTTCTTCAATGTCTCTTTCATTGTAGTTTAACTTTGGATTTTTATTAAACGCAGATTTAGAAGCAACGAAGAACTTACCATTCTCTGGATTAATACCAAATACAATAGAAGGCGCACCATCATACTTTGTAGTAATTCTAGTCTGTTGATTAAAGTTTTTTCTTGGTTTGCCTTCTAAAATAGAAAGCACATCTGTCAGTGTTTCAGAAGCATGTTGGACACCTTCATGACCACCATGTATCATATGATCTTCAAGGTGTTCAAGATGTTTAAGTTTTTCTACATCTAATGACTCTAACAAATATGCTTTAAATTTTATCATTTGAATGGGTTCAACTTTTTAGTTCCAGGTTTAACTGAATAAAGACTATCTTTATCAAATTTAGTTATTTTAATCTCAGCTTGAACTTCATAAAACTCGCTACGAGTTCCAATTCTCATTTTAAAATTACCTTTACCTGATAGTTTTGGTATCTGTCTATTTAGACCTAATGGATTGGTTCCTGAGATCATATAAAAATCATCGCCAGCTTGCATATAATATGCAGGTTCAGTTTTTCCTATAGTATAATGTTTTGTAACGACATCACCGAGATCGTAATTTGATTCATCAAGTATATATCTATTAACTCCAGGCTGACTAAAATAAGATTTCATAACATGTAAGGGAACAGCGCCTTCTTCTAATAACCCACTCTTGGTTGTTGGGATCTTTATACTCTTTTTTGGTATACCAGAAAATTTAGCGATGTTTGTTATAAAAGTTGCGGCTTTAGTAGAATTGTTTAAAAGTTCAACAGCCGCTGCAGCTGCAGGAGTTTTATAAGTCGTCTGCCACTCGCCACCTTTATAAAAAACACGTGGGTTAGAAAGGTTATCTGTATGAGACATTTTAACTTCAATCCAAACATTTTCTGATAATGTTTTATTATTATATTTTGTTATTTGGACATCAGAATAATCTGTTCCTTTTGAAGGTCTTTTTGCTGTAAGCCCGACCATTTTATTGATGTATTCTGCTACATCGTTTTCATATTTGTCTGAAACTGCTGACATAAAAGCTCCTGTTTTCCTACTATTTATAAACAAAAAAAGGGAGACAGTCCACTACGACCGCCTCCCTACTCCCTCAAGCAAATATGGTCGGGTGGAACCCCACCAATACTCCCGACTGTTCCTTCCTATACGCTAAGAACGTGCCTCTTTGTGCTGCAGTCACAATACATATTTGCTATTGCATTTATTTATACAACTTTCACAAGTTTTGAAACACTTTTTAGAAAAAAATTTGGTGTAAATCCATCAAAAGCACCACCAAGGTTCAAGTGACGCATAAACGCTCTGGCTTCAAGAAACTTATCGCCAGGGAATGACTTGATTACCTGATTAGTAGTTTCCTCAAGTACATCATACATTGACTTATCCTTGCCTTCAACAAGGTTGTATGTCATCTTGCGTTTGCTCATTCGGTTACAATCCTTTTCCACTCATCATTGATCTTCAACCATAGATGTCCATCCTTACCGACAGACATAGCAACCTTTGTTTCTTCATCAAACTGCATATCAGCTTGAATGTCTAAACCAGAACCGAACTTTACATTACTAGGTTGAGTGACTGCAATATGGTTTGTAACCCAACCTCCGCCACCATCTAGAACAGTTAATGAATTTCCAGACATACCGAGGTACTTCTTTGGAATCGGGTTCGCAGGAGGCGGTGGAGGTTTATGAGCAGCCAAAGTCATCAATGCCTTATCAGGAGCCATTGATGCTGGGGGAGCTTTAGCCATTGCCTCAGCAGCCATAAAAACACCAATAGGAGCAGCTGGTAGGAAAGAAAAGAAAGCTCTACGATTCATTATGCGCCTCCATATAATGTTCGCTACAAGTGCGCCTGTAACCTTCATCAGATGGCCAACCAGAGCTTATGTAACGGTTACATCCCTCAACGTCGCAAAGACCAAGGATTTCTTTGATCTTACTCATATCATTCTGTTCAACAGCTTTGCGAATATCTTCCTTCATGTTCAAATCGAACTCGTTACTAATAGTCAACCCACTGGAACACAAAGGAGCATAAGCATCTGGACCGAAACCCAAACGATCATAAATCAGGTAACGATAAGAACCGCCTTCGTCGGCATGCTCTACGATATGCTTCATAACCCAGCGAGTCACTGCCAGCTTCATATCATATTCGCAACACTCAGCTGCTTCGTCTAATTCTTTTTCCCTATCAGCCATAGCTTCTCCAATCTTTGCAAAAGCATTCCACATATCATCCTTATCATTCATTTCACCAGCTCCTCAATAGCAACAGGCATATAATCACGAACTTCTACGCAACAGTTTACATAGCGTTTATCTTCAATCAACCCACGATGACTTCCCTTATGAACATGACCGTGTAGATTATACTTACGTTTATATAGAGCACTCTCGTGGATAGGAACATGAGTTAGAATACAATCGAACTCTTTAAACTCTCTCCACATCAGGATCTTTTCGAATGTTTCCTGTAGGTACTTAGACTTACCATCGTCGTGGTTACCAAGGATCAGTCGCTTACGACCACGAAGCCGAGAAAGCATCTCGTAACCTTTACCGAAGTAAACGTCGCCAAGATGATAGACGATGTCATTATCCTTGACAGTTTTGTTCCAGCACTCAACCATATGTTCGTTCATATGATGAACATCATAGAACTCACGCAGAGGCTTTTCCTTATCATCAACGAACTTGAGAATATTCTCATGCCCGAAGTGTGTGTCGCTAATTACAAATATGTTTCTCATTTGAACCCCGCAAACTTAGCTTTGTCAAACTTGCTTACTTTCTTAGTACGTTCTGTATCTTCGCTCATGAACTTACCGTTGTCCATTACAGGAGAATCATCAGTTAGATCCTGTGCTGATTGTTCTACATCATAGAGACGCATTTTTGCACGATCAATACCAATAACGAACCGACGATGCAACCCTGGATCATTATAGCGGTTCTTGAGCTGCTTAACCATAATCTGGCTGAATCCTTCCAGCTTTTCGTTGGTGTGTATCCCAAACATAAAATCAGCTGTGGCTGGGAGTCCAAAGGATTCTGACGTATCTTCCAAACCCAAGTCGCTGTTCGAATATCCGCTTCGAGTTGTTTGAGTCGCACTGACGACAGGGACATTAAACTCCACTGCGAGTCCTCGCAACTCTTCTGCGATTGCCTTGACAAGGGTATATGAATTGACGTTGGCTCCATTCTTAATCCTCGATGACATACAGATATTCAAATAATCGATATAGATAATATCGGGCACAAAATTTTTCTTCAACTTAAGTTCGTTGAGAAGATGACGGAAGTTAGCAGACCCTGCGCATGCTGTAGGGTACTCCTTGACGATTAGCTTACCTGAAGTTTTGCTACGAACACGCTGAACCTTCTTATCGTATGCATCCTTAGGCAATAATGCTAGTTCATCAACAGGAGTATCAAGCAGGTTAGCGTCAATACGCTCTGCAATCTTTTCTTCCGCCATCTCCATCGTAATGTACAGCACGTTCTTGCCGTTGACAAGATTAGATGCCGCACAGTGACACATAAACAATGACTTACCAACGCCAGTACCAGCTAGGCAAATATTGAGAGTTTTCTTAGGCAACCCACCTTTTGTAATCTTGTTGAAATACTCAAGATCAAAAGGTATCTTTTCTTCTTTGCGATGATAGAAGTCAAATCGCTCTTCGAAATCTTCCAGGAAGTCATGACCGATATGTGTGTCGAAAGATACACCAAGCGCATCAGAAAGTATCTTTGGAATACTACCCTTACCCTCAACAGTTTTCTTATCGTCAAGAATTTGGATTGAAGACATAATAGCATTATAAACTGCCTTGTCTTGACAAAATTTCTCTGTCTGGTCCAATAACCAATCAACTTTGGTTTCAGTATCAACTGAAAGTCCAGCGATCAATTCTTTAGAGTTTTTAAAAGTCTCTTCGCTGACGCCATCCTTGTTCGATAGATCAATAGCAATAGCTTCCTTAGATGGAAACGCATTATACTTATTTACGTATTCGATGATGAGTTTGAAGACAACTCGATCTTGTTGATTTGTAAAGTAGTCTTCTTTGAGGAATGGAATAACTTTGCGACCGTACTCTTCATTGAACACCAAATTACTAAGAATCGTAGTTTCAATCGCCATGTCCGTCTATCCTCCAATATATTACGTGCATAAATTTCTTTTGACTCGACCATT